TAGGGTATACTATGAGAGTTCCAGGAATATCATCAGGTAATCAAAATACTTACTTAGGTGATAGAGCCCCAGATGCTCTTCTGTATGGATCATTGATAGAAGCAGTAGCTTTTATGAAAGAGATTCCTCAACAGATAGAAATGTGGTCTGGCTACTATAATAGAGCCATACAAACATTAGCAAACGAGGAACAGGTAAGAATGCGAAATGATGAGTTTCGCAATGGTGAACTAAAAACAATGACGAGAGGACAATAAAGCATGGCTATTACATCAGCAATCGCAAATAGCTTTAAACAGGAAATCTTAGTAGGCACCCATAACTTCACAGCAAGTTCAGGTAATACTTTTAAGATAGCTCTTATTAAAGCGAACGCATCGCAATCTGGTACGTACAATGCTGGCACAGTAAACTATTCGGTAGTTACAGGAAACAGTGACGAACTCGCAAACGGAAGTGGATATACTACAGGCGGAAATACTTTAACAAGTGTTACTCCAGTATTAGATAGTTCAACAGCTGTTTGTGATTTTGCAAACACATCTTGGTCGAGTGCTACATTTACTACAAGAGGTTGCATAATATACAATTCATCAGCATCTAATAAAGCCGTTATGGTATTAGATTTTGGTGCAGACTATTCGGTTTCTAATGGTACTTTTACTGTTGAATTTCCA